AATATAATCAACTATTTTAGTTTGAGGACTGGGAGTTGCCATTTTAATCTGATAGAAAACATCATCACCCCAACCATCACTATTTCTGACCATTACATCAGTATCTTTTCGCATCCAAGCAGTAAATCTATTAAAAATAGATGTTAAAAATTTCATTTGTTTTTCTCCTTATTAAGATTATTCATTTTATGTGACCAAAGTTTAGCATATAAAGCAGGATGAGGAGCTTTTAAAGTTGTAATAATTATTTCCAACTCCTTTTCACTAATTGGAAGTTGTATCATATATCCATTCCATACTGTTCACGAAGAATCTTTTTGTATGGAAGATCTTGTTCCTTAAGTTCTTTTACTAATTTAAGTTTATGATATAGTGCTGCATCTCCTCCAAATCCAAGAGCATTAATAATTTTCTGAAGTTCTTTATCGTTGATAGGTAAATCCATTAAGAGAAAAATGATTCTAATTTTATTGTTTTTTCTACTTTCCATCCAACTACATTCAAAATATTTTTCATTGGATCTAGAAAACTTTTTTCAAACTGTAGATCATAATCAATATATCTTTCAAGATTAAGTTCTCTTGGAAATTGTTGAATGAATGAGAAAATGTTTTCCCTGATAATATTAGGGGTTTTTAGATAAATGTATTTAATTTTTTCACCATTATCTATCAGAGAATATTTGTGAGTTAAATTATTTTCCTTTATATAATGATTAAAAAGAAGAGATCCTCTTACATGAATTGGACATCCTTTGGTGTAAATGTCAGAAGAAGACTTATATTTTCTAACATCAGATATGGATTTGGGAAAAGCAATATCTTCCACCGGAAGTTTTTTAAAATTAGATCGACACTTATCAATATAATTTATAACATCATCTTCAGTGCCATTCATGATAAGTTTTATGGTATCCTTAATCATCTGGCGACATGGAGAAGGAGTAGATGATCTTACTGCTTCGATACCAGTCATTTTAAGTTTGGGTTCTTCATAACGAACACCTTCACTATCCCAAACATTCAAAATATATCGCTTCTTTGCTGTCCAGATTCCACGTTCCGCAATATTCTCACGTTTCATTTGCATCTTCTGGTCATAAGCATTTACATATTCTGTAAGTTCTTGATAACAAGTTTCGATATATTTTTCAAGTTCCACTTTACAAAGTTTGTCTAGAAATGAAACAATACTTTCAGTATTCTTTTCCTTTCCACTATAAACCTTTTCAACTAATGGTCCTAAATTGAGATAGATAGAATCTGTATCAGAAGCAATCACATAATCAATATCTTTGGTTTTTAGAACTTTATTAAAATAAACATTCATTTTCATTTCAATCCAACGAATAGCAACTTGCCCAGAAAAAGTAATTGCTTCTGCGTTTGTAAGTTTAAAATAACGAAAATACTGATTACCAATAGCACCATAGGCAGAGTTTAGAGCAATCTTCTTTGCCATTTGAATGTTGTCGCATCTAGAAATTTCTTTTTCTAATTCTTTGGATTTTTTCTTCTCATAGGATTTCTTTGCTTCAATCATCTTACGTTTAAAGATGACTCGTTCATTATACATTTTTTCCATGAGTTCTGGAAGAAATCCACGAACATCTTTACGATACATTGCACCATTGGCACAAACCGCATAATCTTTATATTCAGAAAAATCTAGACTCTGATTTAAAATTTTATCTACGGTTGTTGAGGGGTGCCTTCGATCAATCAGAGTTTCTGGACTGATATTAAACATCATGATTAAGTGAGGATATAGACTATTCAAGTCAAAATTTACTACCCAATCATACATTCCAGGAACTGGTTCTTTTACATATGCTCCGCCATATTTTTCATCCTTATCACTTTTTTCTTTAGGTGGAATTACAATATTTTTATTCTTCAAATAATTGTAAATGATAGTGTCCCATAATCTAACTTGAGAAAAAATATCTTCGTAATTAACTTTAGCATCATATGCCATAGTCAATGCAAGTTCGATTAACTTCATCTTGTCTTCCAATCGGTCAACAAGTTCCACGTCAATAATGTTATATTCAACAAACTTTTGCCAACCTTTAGTGTAAAAATCTTTGAAGGTATCAAATTCGCTGTGATCAAGTTTATTTTGTCCCAGTTCTACTTGTGCAATATGATCCAAACGATACGATTCTTGATTAGATGTTGCAGGAGACCATCTATAAAGTTTTAAATAATCAAGTTGACTAATTCCACCAATATCATAGGTAATATATTTTTTGCCTTTAACATAAGTTTCATCCTCAGTCACAAGACCCCAGGGAGAAAGTCTTTTCATTAACTTTTCTCCAAGTATTCTATCCATACGACGAACCATATATGGAATATCATACATCAAACTATTCCACCCAGTCACAACTTCCGGAGTATTATCCATCCACCAACCAATGAATGCATTCAACATATCATATTCATTACTGAATTGATAATATTGAACATTCTTCTGATTATTTACAAATGGACCTACACCCCAGGTTTTAATTTGTTTAGTATTATAATCTTGAATTGTAATCAGAAGCATTTCTTCTGCTGCATTTTCCGGATCTGGAAATCCATTCTCAGAAGCAACCTCAATATCCAAAGTATAAAGTTTAATCTTACTAATATCAAACTTAATTTGTTCTTCAGGATAAATATCGGAAATATATTGATAGATGTACCTATCATTTCCATAGACTTTGAAATTCTCTATCTCATTATATTTTTTAATAAATTCTCTACATTCACGTACAGTTCCTGGTTTTATATCTTTTACATATTCTCCGGTTAGTGTGGTATATTCAGTTTTTTTATTTGAAGGAACAAATAAAGTCGGAGAAAATTTCTCACGAGTCATAAAACTTTGTCCATTTTCATATCCTCTAACAAGGAAATGATCTCCAACCATTTGAACGTTTGTATAAAATCTCATTAGGCAGTTAATTCAAGGTATTTTTCAATAATTTCAGGTTTTGGGTCAGCAATTGTAAGAATACTATCAGAATGAATCATCAATTCAGTTTGATTTGTAACTTCAGGCCATGGTCTCAAATCTTCTTCTCCGAAGTATTGATACGGATTAATTAATTTACAATCCGGTTCTCCCAATTCAGATATGACTTCTGCAATTTCAGTAATGATAACTGTATCAATTTTCAGAAGTAAACATTTTACTTGTTTGGTCATTTATTTTTTCCTCATATAAAGATTTTAAAGATTTAATTGGTTCCACTATAGTAACTACCCAATCAGGTGTTACTATAATTTCAGTATCACTAGACAACATAATCCAAGAAGAAAGTGATACCTGAATAGAATCACTATTTGAATATACTTCTTCTGTAAGAAGAATTGGTTGTTGGGTAATAACTTTATGGGGATTTTCGAATAGATATCCTTGAAGTTTTGGATTTAATGGATCTTTCGAAAATATTTCCTTAATATCGGAGATCACTGTCTCTCCGGATTTCAATAAAGCGATCTTGACTGTCATTTCATTTTTCCCTCTCACACCATTATAGCAAAAAAACGGGGAGGCGTCAACTGGTTTTTGCCAGTTCCCTCCCTGCGACGACGATAGTTAATTTGGGTAGCCCAAACTATTTATCTTTTTCTTTTGAATGCACAGACTTTCTTTTTTAATCCTGCATATTTAATTTTATGCCCATAACATTTTTCGGGTGTTGGTAATGGAGGATCTCCAAAATCCCCCACCTTTTCATTTAATTTCTTTAGGAAGTCCCGAAACGATTTCATATGCCTTTTTCTTCTGATGCTCTGGGATAACTCTATTTAGTTTAATAGTAAGTAATCCATCTTCAAATGAAACATCTCCAACAACTACATCGTCAGATAAAGTCCAAGATCGAGTAAATGCTCTCTTTGCTAATCCTTTGTGTATGTATTCATTGTCGGAATTACCAATTTTCTTTGCTTCCACAAAGAGTTTATTCCATTCAGTAGTAACTTCAATGTCTTCTTTTTTATATCCAGCAAGTGCAATTTCCAATCTAAAATTAACACTACTTTCTTTGACTAGATTGTATGGGGGGTAATTAGTATGAGATTCAAAAGTAGTATCAAATCTTTTAAACCATTCATCTAATCCAATGCTATTTTTCTGTATATCTAACAAATACTTTGCAGTTTCTGGTACTGTCATAGTAAATGAATTTGTTCCAAACATAATAGACCTCCTTAAAGCGTCTGTAAGTGAATGATGTCCTCGAAAGCAACATCACTATTATATATCAGGAATCATAAAAAAAGGGAGTGTTGAACTCCCTACAAAATCATTCGGTTATCTCTTCATCTTTCTTTTTCTTAGCACCAATGTTGTACTTAGTTTCCAACAACCAATCACCTTTGTCCTTATAAGCAAGAACTTTGATTTGATTGAGTGGAGCAATATCCGAAATTTGATCTGGATTTACAATATCAACAAGACCCCAATCAGCAATTAATTGAGCAATACGATTTCGTCTTTGTACATCATTTACAGTAAGATTTGCATGTTTACCATCCAATGCAAATAGTTCTTTAAAATGAACTAGATAATATCTTCCTTGTTTATGTAAAATATGACAACTCTGATATAGTTTTTTTTCTTTCCTAGATGCAACTCCAATCCGAGTTAGTGTTTCCCGAACCTTAAGAAAATCATCAGGTTCGCTAAGGATCACTTCAACCATTTGGTCTGGTGTCCAATTCACAATAGGTTCTTTAACAACACTCATTTTGATCCTCCAATGTCAAGTTTTGATTTAATGAAATTAAGTTGTTCTTTGGATAATATCCTCAAAGCTTGTTGTGCCTTTGCATTACTATATCCATAGTATTGTTTGACATAATCAAGATCTTCAGTTTTATCTTTTTTGAGCCAAGGAGAAAATCTCTTTTTAACTCTCAAAATATTTATAAAGAAATCATATTGGAGTTTTTTAGGAAGAAAATGATATCTGTTCATTTCATTGGCATACATTAAAGAATCAATATGCCCAGAAAAACATCGATTAATAATATACGGTGAATAATCCTTCACTGAAGAAGGATCCTCATCCATAATATTTTTTTTGTTTTGATTAATGGAATTTAACCAATCTCTCAATTCATAAGTCATCGAATAATCTCCAAATCATTTCCAGTCTTCCATAACTCAATTTCAGTTCTAAGTCGATTTTCAGATTTTAATTTTTCATATCTCCTAGATGCCTTTTTCTTCCACCACTCAATTACTTCTTCTGGTTCATATCCAAATTTAGAAAGATAATATCTTTTCTTTTCTGTCAATGTTTTTGCATGTTCAATACAAGAATTAAATTCATCCAACTTAGAATGATCTTTCAATGAATTTCTAATAATCGAAATCATCTTAGTTTGAATCTTCAATTTCTTTGAAGATTTATCAGCAGAAATAAGTCTTTCTCCTCCATTAGCAGTATTGTTAAACCACCAGAACATTTCCCGAAAATAATCATCATGAAATAATGGAAGAAAATTACTTTCAGTATCTCCTATATGCCTAATATAAGGTTTAAGACCATCATACATGGATACTCCTTTTGTTGTACCGTATAATGAAGTTGTTTCAAAGTATTGAAGGTCAATTCCATATTTACTATCAAATTGCCGTTTGAGTTCATTAGAAGAAGCTAAGAGAGCAAGAAGTTTTCCACCAAGATAATTGTATCCGAATGGTTGCACAGGAACAATATTGAATCCCATTACAAATTCATTGTTAATTCTGGAAAGTGAAAGTACTTCACCAAAATAATCATTTCTTGGTTTTGAATTAATAGTGGGAGAACCAAATCGAACCACGCCAATAATTTTTTTCGTATTATCTTCAGTTACAATCCACTTCAAAGTTCTGCCAGGAATTGCTTCCTCAATAGGATTTGAAGCAGTATCATTCAATATCTCAGAATAAAGATTTTGATTATATTTTGATTTTGTTTTGGGACTAGTATCTACAATATGAATAGAGAATGACATTTCATTGGGATGAATATCAAACTCCGAGAAAATATCTTCTTCAGGCCCAAATAATTTTGCAGTAGAATTATTCATTCTACTATTCTTCACAAATCGCAGATAATCATCTATACGATTAAACTTAGAGTAGTATTCAATGAACTGATCTGCTGCCCATATTGCATCATCTATAGACAACATAATTACTAACTTATCACAAAATACATAGGAGATTTTCAAGAATTTCGGCAGAAGTGATACTTTTCTGTGTTGGAATTACATTTTCTGACAAAATTTTGTAGTCTCCAGGAAAAAGTTTAAATTTTGCAGTAGGAGAAGATGGAGTGAAATATAATCTTTGATTTACAGTTTCCCAATCAGTAAATCCAATAGTCATATTAAGAGTATCAACCAGAAGCATATACTCAAAAGTTTTTTCTACTTTTTTAGTTTCTCCTCGAAAATTTTTAAGATCAATTACTCCAGTAGATCCATTTACATTAAACATTTTGAGTTTTCCTTTCATTTCATAACAAATTCCATTCTGATCAATGAAATCTGCTCCGTCCATGAAATCTCCAACATAATCAACTTGATCATCACTCCATTTAGCAAATGATTTTTCTTGCAACCAAGTCCTAAGTGTTTTGAATGCATTTGATTTCATTTGTTTTGTATTAGTCGCATTAACACATCCGAAAAATTCGGGAAGATTAATTTTGTTAAAGTCAAGGGGTAAAGTTTGATTTTTCATAATAAAAAAATTTTGTGTAGTGGTTTACTAAAGATTATTCTAATTTTGAGAATAATCGGGTTTATGATACTTTAAATATTCCCAAAAGGTTAATTTCATTTCCTTATTGGTCATTCCACAATGCTTTGCTGCCTGTGGAAGATTCCACTTAGCACGATAAAGTGCTTCATTTGCTTCCTTTACATTTTTGGGAGTTGTCTTTACTGGTTCTTCTTTTAGGTAATTAAAACTCATAAAAACTCACACTCAACCATTATTTCAGTCAAACAGGCAAGAAGATTTATCTCCTGATCTGCCACAAATCCCCCCTGATACAAATACTTCGCAATAACAAGAACAGCAGCAGGAATACTGGCAGGAACCAAAGATTCATAAAGTGCATCATACACCCTACGAAGAATAACAGAAGAGTCATTATCAAGATTGGATACAACCCATTTACGAACTTCCGTAAAGTTCTTTTCCTTGAGACATTTAATGAGATCATTTACTTTTACGTCAGAGAACGATGCAAGAATACCAGAATCAATTTCACCACTCACAGAATATCTTTGACATTCATTAAGGACTCTACGCCAATCTGGAAAGTGCTTATTGATCAGTTCTGCAAGGACTTTCGGATCATATCGGATCCTCTCTTCATCCAAGATGTTTTGAAGACGCTTGAAAAAGGATCCTGCCAACTGGGCTTTTTCTTTACCTTGTATCGAGAATTCGACAACTGCACATCGGGAGTGAAGTGGTTCGATGATTTTGTTTTTATAGTTACAGGTGAAGATGAATCGGCAATTCTTGTTAAATTCCTCAGTAAACGCCCGTAGAAGGAGTTGAACATCTTTACTTGAATTGTCTGCTTCATCAATGATGATGACTTTGTGTTTAGCATCCGAAGAAAGTGAGACGGTCGAAGCAAAGTTCTTCGCATTGTTTCGGACAGTATCAAGGAATCTACCTTCGTCGGATCCATTAATGACATAAAAATCTACTCCTAATTCATTACACAATGCTTTTGCCACTGTTGTCTTGCCACAACCAGCAGGGCCAGCAAGTAGCATATTTGGAATTTCACCCCTAGTTACAAAGTCACTAAAAGTTTTCTTAATACCTTCTGGTAGAATACAGTCCTCAATTTTACGAGGTCTCCAGCGTTCGCACCACAAGAAGTCAGTTCTGTCTGTGTTCATAATTTAAATAAGTTCAAAGGTAATAATAATCTGCGAATAATCTCAATCTCTGGTTACTTTTACCATTTCGATACAAAGTGGTCCCCTACCTTGAGGTTTCAGATAAAAAATTGAAAGTACTTCCTTTCCTTCTTCAGTTATTTTAATATATTTTTTATCCGCCAGTAGGAGTTGTTTGTATATTCCTTCCCAACAATCAAAATCATACTGTCCGGGTGATTGTTTATCAAATACTTCTTGAATAGTATCGATTTGTTCTTGTGTTAATTTAAAAGTCATAATTAAATCCAGGAAGGTTTTCTCTCGGGGATGCGAAGATAATTATCAGAAACCCAAGGTTTGGAGGCAATATATCTTCTATATGCCTCAAATGTATCAATTGAAGTATCGCACTTGAACTCATCAGGCATTGCCCTCGTAAATTCTACCACATTTTTGTAGATAGAGATCTCTTTTCCACTTTTAGTGGCAAAGATATTCTCAGCAACTTCAAGACCTTTCATACAAGCGTGGTCTTTTTCATAACGATGCCGATACTCATTACAAAGAGCAAATCCGTGCCGAATCAACCAGGCAAGG